ATGTTTCCGCGTCGACATTGCGACGACAGAAACGATACGAGAAGCAGATATACCAGTTGTCGCGAAGGCCATTGACACGAATAAGAACGCGAGGTCTTGGCTGGATGTTGTTAATTTTCGACGAGAGACAGAAGGAACGGCATTTTTCGGTCAAGTATTATCACAGGAAAGTGCCTACGAAATCATCCCGCAGCCCATCCAGAACGCGCAAACTTCCGCGGCTATCTACATTGGCGCAGGACTCACCATGGTGAAGTCGGAAGAAGTTGCGCCGAAGATCGCAAGCGACAGCACGGTGAATGTGCCAATAGGGATGACATCTATCCCTTATGTATGCAAGACTAATGAAATTTAGAAGGAGGAAAGGATATGGCGAACTGGAGCGGCGGCGTACTGACCGCAGCAGGCCGCGCCCTGCAGCTGAAAGTAGAATCTGGCACCAAGCTCGAACTGACAAAGATAAAGCTGGGCGACGGGAATGAGACGAGCGCGGAAGTAGACAATCTGACCGATCTCGTAAGCGCGAGGGCGGAATTGGCAATCAGCGCAGTAAAAGTGTCGAACGGACTCTGCAAAGTGACGGGCGTCATCCTTACAACAAATGTTGAAACGGGATTTTACTCGCGCGAATGGGGGCTTTTTGCAAAAGACCCGGATGCTGGCGAAATCCTGTACATGATCAGCCTGGATAGCAATCCAGACTACATCCCGCCGAAGAGCGCAGAACTGAAAGCGTCGGCGACGTATGCGATGAACATCGCGGTGCAGAATGCCAGCACCATCAAGGTAACGATAGATCCGGCCGGACTGGTGACGAATGCGATCCTGGCGGACAGCTTGGGCATTGTGCTGCGGAACACGGCCTACAAAGCCGGGGACTTGCTCTATGACACGCAGTTGCTACAGCACAACTTCAGACTTGAGTGCGTGACAGCTGGCACGACCGGAGCAACATTGCTTGACTTATCGTCGGCAAAGCTGGGAGATCACATCAAAGACGGCTCGGCTGAATGGGTCGTGAACCGCCTTTACACATCGGACGGCGAATTTTTTGACATAAATGACACTGGAGACATCGAGCCGGCAGATGATCCGATTTACTCCGTGAATTTTGAGCTTGATGATAGCGGCGATATTATGCCGAGAGCATAAGAAAGAAGGAATAGCATGACAACGAGAAATTTTGTCCCGCGGGCGGCTGGAGAAGGCAGCTTGGGCACAGAAGCAAAACCATGGGGGAATGTATATACGAAGAAGCTGGTCACACCGGACGGCGACATCAACAAGAACATTGATGTACGATCAAGCATCATCACGGCAACGTCACCGGCATTTTACGAGCGTGCGTCTCTGCCAAAACCGGCACAGACAAAGATAACGATTGCGCCGACTTGGATTAACGTCAACGGCGCGGGTTGCGTCTCTGCTGCTGACTGCGTACTGGACTTAAATTCTGCGACAGCTTGGGATAACGGCACATATGCAACGGCGGCCAGCCGCGCGGGTAAAGATTTCTATATTTATGCAGCAAAGCCACAATCTGGCAACGTACCCGCTTTTGTACTGTCGGCAAACGCCACCTGCCCGACTGGGTATACTGCAGGCAATGTCCGCCAGATTGGCGGCTTCCACTGCCTCTGTAAGTCTGTGGGCACGATCAGCGGCCACGCTCTTTCGGGGTACGTGACCGGCGACATCTTGCCGGCATCCGTGTGGGACCTCAAGTGGAGGGCAATCGCATCGAATGCCGGAATGGTGTGGTGCGGCACAGCTTGGGTGGACATCTACCTTGCAGGATGGGATGGCTCGAAACTTGTATCACAGTACGGCGCTACAATCCAGGATGGCTATTCACCGGTGCCGTGGCATGGCGAAAAATTCGTAGAATACTTCCACAAGCTCGGGAAGCGCCTTATCTGGCGCGATGAATTTGTCGATTTTGCAAAAGGCTCGAATGAGAAAACCAACATTGCGGGCTCGGCTGATCCGGGCACGACCGGAGGCCATGTAGATACCGCAGGCCGACGTATGATTTCCAACTACGGCGTAGAAGATTGCGTAGGCGTGCAGTGGCAGTGGTGTGGCGACATCTCAATGGTGCCAGCGAAGGCCGGAGCATCAAATCTCGTGGCAAATGATACAAACTATTATCTCGAAAATTATACGTGGGATCCAGGCAATCGAGTAGGAAACGCGGAAGTAGATGGCGACAAAACAAAGTATGGCAATACATGGGGTGTTGGACCTGTTCGCTTGCTCGTCGGTGCGCTCTGGTTTGACGGGTCGTCTTGTGGCTCGCGGTCGGTCAATGGTGATCGCCTGTCGGCTGGCCGGAATGACTACATCGCTGGTCGGGGCGCGTCTGAGCTGAGGTCGGCGGCTCGCTAATCGCTGGCCTCTGGCCGCCTGGACGACAAGCCGAACCGCACGTAGTGCGGTCGCAAGTCGCTCGCGCAAAAATTTCATAGGCTTCTGTGCTATCGCTTGCTCGTCGGTGCGAACTGGAATGACAGGTCGTCTTGTGGCTCGCGGTCGGTCAATGGTAATAACCTGTCGGCTAACCGGAATGACAACAACGCTGGTCGGGGCGCGTCTGATATGGGGACCTATTTATATAGGCTATATCCGTCTAGCCAAAACTCCTCAGCTGAGTACAGAGGCCTTGCTGGATGATTTTTGAAGGCAGAACACACAACGGAGATTGCCCGCGGGCTAGTGTAGAGAAATCGAACGTCAGCGGGATTAAAAATGGAGAATCAAATGAAACGCTATGGGAATTTATACGACAAGATAACCGATATGGACAACTTGCGAGTCGCCTTTTATAAAGCAGCGCAGGGAAAACATTATCAGGATAAAGTCAAAATTGTGGAAGAGAACTGCGATGAATACCTTATGCGCCTGAAAGAGATGCTGGAGAAAGGAACCTATCATACATCTCAATACGCTACCAAGCAGATCTATGAGCCAAAAGAACGGACAATTTATATTTTACCGTTTTACCCGGACAGGATTGCGCACCATGCAATTATGAACGTGTTGGCACCAATCATGGACAGCTTTATGATTTACGACAGCTATGCTTGTCGCAAAGAAAAGGGGCAGCATGCAGGAAGCAAAAGATGTATGCAGATGGTGCGCCGGAATCTGTATTGTCTCAAGTGTGATATATCGAAGTTCTACCCATCAATCGACCACGATGTCCTGAAAGGCATCTTGAAGCATAAGTTTAAGGACAAGCGTCTCATAGCACTGTTGAATGAGATTATTGATAGTACGAATACACAGACGAATGTCCCGATTGGGAATTACTTGAGTCAGTGGTTCGGGAACCTGTATCTCAATGAATTGGACACAAAAGTAAAATATGAACTTTGCGTGAAGGATTACATCCGCTATTGCGACGACTTTTGTTTCTTCTCGCTCGATAAAGAAGAGCTGCGAATGATTCGCACCTGGCTGCCGAAATATCTGCAGGACACATTAAAACTGAGGCTGAGTAAGTGCGAACTGTTCCCGGTATCTCACGGCGTCGATTTTCTCGGCTATCGACACTTCCCACGCTACATACTTGTGAGGAAGCGGACGGCGAAGGGCATCAAGAAGCATCTGAAAGAAACAATGTACCTTTTGAAGCATGGGAGAATCAGCAAAGACCAGGCACTTGCTAAAATCGCATCAGCAAAAGGATGGATCAAGCACGCAAATAGTCACCATTACACGATGGCAACTCATATTGACGACTTGTGGAAGGAAGTGAAGCACCATAAAGAAGTTCAGTGATTTCGCAAGAGAAGAAACAGGCCTTGAAGGGGATAAAATCCATATCTCTGAATTGTTCAACCGCGAGATTATCGTTAAGGCGTGGCGAAAATTCGATAGCCGAGCCGTCCAGGGAAAGCACTGTGTGGAATTGCAGATTGAGATTGACGGACGCACATACGTAGTATTCACCAACTCCATTATCTTAGAGCGGCAGATTGAGCAGTATTCTGATCAGCTTCCTTTCGCGACAACTATCAAAAAAGTAAACAGCTATTACACATTTTCATAAGGAGTGATATTCATGGGGAATTTACCAGCATCGAGTTATCCGACAGAACTCAAGACAAGAGAAGACTATGATTTTGTCCGCCAGAATTTTGATTTCTCGCTGTGGAAAAAGGACTGGCGCGCGCTGCTCTTTTGCAAGACCTGGCACACGTTGAAGACGTCGGATAGCCTGGACGGGCTTATGCAAGACAGCACGCACCGCGTCATCAAGAGCCAGTCGCCAGCCGGGGCGTCATATGTAGAGCAGGAATATGTAGATGATCCAAGCGCGAAAATCAACCTTTTCGACCTGACACAGGACGAAGTGAAACAGATCCTTATTGACGCCGGGGATAGCGTGGACGAGCTGAACGAACTCATGAAGAAAGAGGGGTATGCGGATGCGGTTACGTCGGAGATCGTAAAAAATGATACCAGCGAAGAGGCAGCAGCGAAACAAGCAGAGCTTGATGCAAAGTATGCCGCGAGCAAAGCAGAGCTGTACAATCAGTACGTAGACGCCGCCATCCATGCCGATACGGAAACCCAGGAAAGCATCAAAAAGCTTATGACTCAAATCGACGCCCAGTATGACGCCGAATATGCCGCAACCAAAGAAAAGTGATGAAGGGAGATTATAGAAATGGCCATCAAGATGATTTACCGTTGTATCAGGTGCCGCAAGCCACTGCGTGAGGACGGAACGTGTCAAAACGATAAGTGTGTCCGGTATACGCCGAGAGATGATACAGCAGAGGCTTCGACTGATCCTACAGTTGCAGATGTCGCCGGGGCTGAGAAAAAATGAATATCTTTGGAGGTGGTGACAGGTGGATGATAGGGAATTCTGGATCACTCTCTCGACCAAAATTGCGCGGATCGACGAGCGCACAAAAAGAATTGAAGACGAGCTGAAAGGATTGCCGGAAATGCGGGACCGATTGACGGCGGTGGAGCAGCGTGCAAAGTCAAACACGCACCGCCTAGACAGTCTGAAGGCCACGGCTGCGCTGCTCGCCACGGCCGCAAGCATCCTCATCAATCTGGTCGCTGCGATCATGGAATACGCGATGAAGGGAGGGTGACGCCATGAAAGAAGATTTCATGAAATTTACGACGTGGGCGCAGGAAAATTGGCTGGCAGTCATCATTTTCTTGAGCGTCATCATGATGCTTTTCCTTTGCACCGTCATGGCGTCCTGGCTATACGGGTATTGGAGTAATGCGCTGCGCGGCACACGTTTCGACCTTGGCAGCT